CCGTACTGTCATTAACACCTAAATCGAAAAATGTATCTACTTTTACAGTAGGATCATAAGGTACACTTGTTATTTGATCCTTACCATCAATTTTTTCCAACTCCTTGGCATAAATCGCACCTGGTATAGCAGCAACCCAAGAACATTCATATTCCTGATTATACTGATCCTCAGACATTGATTGTTTTGCACTATCAAGTTCTTCAGCATCCAAAATATTAGTTTCACTTGCTTTGTATCTTGCGCTAAACCAATCCTTCTGACCTTTTGCAGATTCCCAAACCTCATAAAAAGTATTCTGCATACCATTTGGCGTACCCAAAAATATACAGCCACCTTTACGATCCGACAAAGCTGGTCTTACAACTTCTGAAAACAAACTACTGCTTACTTGCGCTGTTTCATCAATAACACATAAATCAATATAAATACCACGTAAGGCATCAGGCGTTTCACCACCCAGCAAAAATACACGACTACCATTTGGCAAATCACAACGTAATTCTGTTTCATGGTAACGAACCATTGGAATATTTCGCGTGTATTCCTTTAAATAATCCCAAGCTACTTGCTTGGCCTGTCGGTAGGTAGGTGCAATATACGCCATACGAGGATTAGGTTTGTCGCAAATTATCGCTTCTCTCAATAAATGATTAATCGCCATAACTGTCTTGCCAAACCTACGATGGCACAAAACAACCGACCAACGATGTTTACTTAATTGCTTATGCAATTCCTTTTGCAAAGGCCTTGGCGCATAAGGAATAGTAATTTTCATCAGGCCATCATACGCTTGCGTTTAGCCTTGTTCTTCTTACTATCAGGAAAACCAGCTTGCATATTCTTATAAGCCTTATCAGTAATCGTAGACTTCTTTTTACTTCTCGATATACCTAAACGCTTTCTACGATTAATATTCTCATACAAACTCATGCTAACGTCTTTCTCTTAGGTTTTTGCTTGTTTTGGTTTTTCTTAGCAGCAGCAATAACATCACCCCTCGTTATCTTATTGGGATCACCATACATAGCTGCTAACTTCTTTTTCTTAGGTGTCATCATTAGTAACCGCCTTTGCCACCTTTGCCTTTAGGCTTTTTCTTTCCTGGCATATCCTATCCTTTCGCTTTGTTTCGTTTCGATATATTGGCTGCTTTACTTCTAGCATCCGCTTTACTACTCGCTCCCCATTTCCTCAGAGAAAGTAATAATCTTGTGGGTTTGCCATCCTTATATTCTGGCCCTGGCATATTACCCATTCTAGCTAAAAAAGACGCTCTACGTGGATTATCACCAGAACGAACAGGCGGTTTTAAATTCATGCCTTGCTTTCTAGCAGATTCCCTTCCACGCTCATTTAAGCCACCTGTAGGGGATTTACCAGCCTTACGCTGCCAAGCTGGTGTACTCACTTGCCTACCTTCCTCATAGCTAAACGATGCGCTTGTGTAAACGTCAATGGTTTAGTCTTTCTAGTCATTGCCTTTTCCATTTCATCCATGTGTTTCTTACTATGATGATCTTTGTGCTTTGACATAGCTTGTTTTTGTTTTTTTGTTAACATTGTAAATGTGTGTTTTTTTTATATGTGTGTTATAGCATATACGCGCGCCCCAGGTTTTTGGGGGGTAGGGTGCAGTTTTTTTTGCAAAAATCTACCACAAAAGTTACATAATACTGCAACACCTGTGTAAGTTATTGATTTATAACAATATCCTATTCGCATAATCCCTATTATGTAACTATTTGCCTATTTTTCTACAAAATGTACGCGTGATCAGCGACAAGGACACAACATAAGAACCTAACCATCCCATTCAAATGTTATCTTAGACGGCACACCTTGCGGCACATCTTCTTTCTTGTTTCTTATCCCTCCAAGTGGCTGCAACTGTCGTTTAAGCTTATCAAGATTATCCATCTTAATTCTTCTCCAGGTTGCTTCTGCCATTGCCATCTTAGGATCAGCTGGTAACGGACTCTTTGCAATATCAGCTACTAAATCCTCATAATAATGGCCTTGTATTGCTCTTGCCTTACTATGCTCTTCATAAGCTTCTTCATTCCTCTGTATGTGTCTAGCAATCGTTCTACGACAAGGTAAATGACTATCCTTACATATTTGCGTCAAGCTTTCACCATCGCAAATGCGATCATTAATTTCAATCATCATTTCTTTTGTAACAATACTTTTCATTATGTTCCTACAAATGGCGGTTACTGCTAGATGTTAAAATATAAAATAAGATAGAAAAAATACGAAACAGCAACCGCAAGTTATTGTATTTGTAATTTATGAATAGCTGTAGGCAAAATGCAGCTATTATAAACACTATAATTAGTATTTTAGATCATTAAGTCAACTAAATATTATTATTTTATGTAAATACCTTGACAAATATTGTCACAGTAATTATATAAATAATAGATGTTAATAAGAAAGGAAATAAATGGGTTTAATTATAACAGTATATAGAGATGCACACGATAGCAGTGATTGTACAAAAAATGGTGTATCAAAAAGATTTAGCAGATTATGTGTAACTAATGTTGATGGGCCATTTGACCCCTCAGAGGATTGCCCACCAGTTAAATTAGTAGAAAATGCTTTCAATAGTGTAAAAATTGTTCCAGACGAATTAATCAATAAAGGTGTCACATTTGGGGGCAATTATGGTGCTACTTCAGACAGTAGGTTTGCAGAGGCTATTAAAAAAATTACTGGAAAAGACTTTTATGGTGCAGTTGCAATACACGACAGAGAAATTGATTGGTAAATAGGGAGAAAAATATGAGTTTTAACTCTTGGTTAGACACTTTTATCAAAGAAAAAGGTATTGATACACATACTGAATTTGAGTTCAAAGAAAATGGTATGACTCACTTAGTAGAAACAGCTTGTGTGGTTGCCTGGATTAAAAATTTAAATGCAGCTGCAAAAGCAAAAATTAAAAGTAATTTTGTAAAGATTGATTTTTGTAATGGTGATCCAATGCATTTTTTTGAATACCTTGCAAAAGGCATGATTAAAGCAGCAACAATTATGGAGAACAAATAATATGATTGATAAAATTGAAGAGTTACTTGAAAATATAAAACTTGATTATGCTAAACAATGCAAGGTTGAAAATGTTAATTTTTCTGATCATGTCAAAGGAATGATAGAAAGATTTAACGATGGCTTAGGTTACAAAGTTGGGCCTAAGTACATAAAAATAACAACAGATAATCATGGTAGCGCATGGGGATTTATTGTTAAAAATGATTTCAAACATTTTAAGCGTGGTGACATATTAAAAGCTAGTAGCTGGCATCAACCAGCACTTAACCAGGCTAGAGGTAATATTTTTGAAACTTACAACATACAGTGGACAGGCCCAAGGTATTTAAATTAATTTAAATGAAAAAATTACCATTTTTTTGTAGTTTGGCAGATGTTATGAAATATGACAAAAAAGATCATAATTGTTTAGATCATGCTAAACCATACACTCAAGAATTAACAAACAGCGATAATGATATAATTATTGATGAAGGATTTGTTTGTTCAATTTGTGGCAATTGCATAGAATTTGATTATAAATTAAATTAATGTAACACAGCATCATTTACAGGATAAAGCAGCTTCGGCTGCTTTTCTTTTATTCTGTAATGCAATCGTATTAAAGCATCTAAATAATCCATCTTTATCGTTCTTCTATCTTTGTGGTATCTCTTTGCTAACAATGTCCATTTAGGGCCACGTTGTCTAAATGCTGATGTATGTGCTACACTCCACAATAGTTGTCTATCTTTCTCGTTACAACAATCAATTAATAAATCTAATATCTTTTCGTATCTTGTTATTTGCACTGTTGTTGCTTTTGTTAAGCTTGGATTATAAACAACATCGCTATAAGCAAGCCAATCTGTTTTATAACTAGGCCGCCAGCTGGCTAATTTTTGCTTACGAAAAGCTGGTGGTAAACGCCTTTCTGTTTCAGCTGCTTCCATAATCCAATAATCTAATTGTTGAACATTACCTTGCAGCATTTAATTTTTTAAATAGTTGTTCTAAGAAAACTTTTTTTTGTGATGTATCTAATTTCATAACTTGATCAATAATCTTATTATGGTCAATGCGTGACATCATTCGTTCAGATAACTTTAATACTTTTTGTTGCAAGTATTCTATACGTAATTCTTCGTTATCCAAGTTGTTAGCCGTTGTTGCAGCAATATAATTGCTATTACATCTTTTAGCAGTTCGAGAAATAATTTTTTGGATATTATTTCTCAACTGCTTATTGTTGTAACTATTATTGTTACTACAACAAGGATTATTGCGATTTGAATTTTGCATTGTCAACCCCTAAAATGCATTTGTAACAAAATACCATGACATAGATTGTCAATCATTTTGGTTGTTTTGCGTAATATATGTGTGTAACACAGCCACATTTTTTACAATAATATACTCGCACAAACATATATTTTTCTTGATCAAAATCCATGTCGTGCGCATCTCTATCGCCTTGCCAGGTAATGCAGCTATCGCAGTTTTCACATCTCATTCCAATATTCCTGGTCTACCTAGTGGGGGCTTGCTAAAATGGTTGTGCCTAGCCCAATGCTCAAAGTAAAATGCATACGTTTCATCATGTTTTTGACAACCATAAAATATATCATGGTGTATAAAATCTTTTAAAAAATGTATTGCTTTATAACACTCATCAAAATTATTAAACTCTAATAATACTGTTGCTAATATCTGACTACTCATCTGCCTTTCCTTATCTCTAATTTTTTCTTTTTAAGTTTAACTAAATCACTGCCAAGCGTTTCTTCCTGTAATACCATACCACGCACATAAGGATGCTTAGAAAGCTGTAT